GCATGGTTGATCTTTCAGTATGCCATCCAAAGAATGCTTCACTTGGATTGTATTTTTGAATATTGAAATTGGTATTCAATCCCCAAATGTCTTGATTTGTAGAACACCAAGGATACTTTTTAATATACTCATCACAGACATCACCTAGTGCCTTGAGATAGTTTTGTATTCTTTCGTCTTGATTTCTTGGAATTACAGTAACGTCAGTTGATATTTTAAAATCTTCATTGACACCACTTCCAATAGCTCCAGGTTTTTGATCTGGAGATTGTTCAAAAAATGAAATTAATCCATCACAAATTTCTTCACTGATATACCAACCAGCAATGAAGTTTGGTGATTGTTGAGGGACACTGAATTCAATCATAGTGACATATTAAAAGAAATCGCAATTTTCTCTTGACAGACTTGTTTTTCTACACCATGCATTATATCACTTGGAAACATCAAAAGTGAACCAGGAACACATGAGTATTCACAATACTGGTGATTACACTCATTCCATTCGTCTGGGTCTGGAAGCATTGTCGGTGTATTGAAGAATTTTATTTTTTCTTCTATACCACACTTGACATAATACACACCAGAAATTAAAGAACCATTATGATTATGTGGAAAAATATAGTCTCCAGGATAACTGATGTTTGTCCAACAGTTTTGGATGTGTAACGTTTTTCTTCTCTTATAACCAAGAGCATTTAAAAATTTGTTTGCATGACTGTAAAATTGCTCTACAAGACCATCCAGCTCTGCTACTTCTAAAATATTATTGTGAGATCTGTGTGTGGAATCTACATTCTTTAAATTATCGCGATATGATCCAACACTAGAAAAGGCACCCTTGATTTCTCTCTCGTAGGTGCCTAATCTTTCGTTTAAGATATTTGGTTGGAAGTAAATCGCTTTAGGAAACCATAATGAAATCATGTTATTTAATTACTCATAAGTTTTCAACCACATATTTTGCTGAGGATCATATTGATAATTTACTTTTTCTTCAACAAAAGCAGCAACTTTTTTATAAGTTCTTTCTCTTTCATCCCAGATCCATCCTTTTGGATTTCTTGTAGCATTTACAGTATACTGTGAAGCATCTGCATATGGAAGACGATTACCAGCATTATCATGCGTTTGATTTGACTGGTATGGACACTCCCAATGACATGCATCTTCATCTAGAATGACATGTGTTGCATTATGTCTTGGTGGAATAAAAGC